GTTGAGGTAGATGCACTATGCACCGCACTATCAACGGCATCCCATGACTGTGTAGCAGCTCTGTCGGTCTGCGACAGGTTTTGGGCAAACTTCTTGCCCAGTGCTGTAGCAACTTTGTTCCATGCGGCGGGGTTCCTCTCTCGGTCTTGAAAGATCTCAAGAATCTTTGGTTGCCTGAATGCTTCGAGGTGCATAAGCCCCTCTAGCGCATCGTCTGGAATGTTCGCTACGGCGTCACCTGCGGCGTCACGCATGAGCTTTGTCGATTCTGACAAACCGGATTCAATATCTTTCCGGTTCTGCCTTTCGATAAAACTCTCTACCACTGCTAGTCTATCCGGGGCTACCTCTGGCTGTGCGGGTTGAGCCGTTTCCGGCTCGGTAGACGCAGGTTCATATTCGTTCAGAAGTGCGTCCAGATCGTCCTGTGCAGTAGGCTCATTCTCAGTCGATACCTGTGTCGGTTCAACTTCGGGAGTAGTACTCACGGCTTGCTCACTCATTTTTAATGTCTCCGAGTGTTAGTTCATTTAAAAGAAGGTCGCGCTCTTTCTTGCGACCCGATGAAAAAATCCAATCGTGCATTTGTATATCCGGGGATTTATCGGTTCCCGAACGCACCGGCTTGTACAAGGGCAGTTTGGAGTCCCGGATTTGGCTCAAGACTTCCTTCCACGCCGGGTTGCCCCTGAGTTCCTGTAGCAGCCTCTTCGCTTCGGGTGATAGCGTCCACATCTGTCCAGCCTCCATCGGCTAAGGTTTCACGGATAGCCGCTTCAAGGTCTACAGTCGGGGTTGGGGGTTGACCCAACTGAAGCTGCTGTTGCATTTTCATGGTGTCTAATTGAACGGCTTGCTGGAGTGATTGCTGGCGCAGTTGCTTCTTCTGTGCTTCTTCAGCTGGTCCACCCGATCCATACGCAGAAAACCCGACTTCTTTGGGGAGCATGGATTTATTGAGCGTGACATATCCGCCATATTGAGGGATAAGAAACGTCACATCGCCCTTCATTACGTCTTTGGCAAGTTCGTATTCAATATCCAACCAGCGTTCAATCGGGCCATCCAGGGTATCGTCTACAAAGTCTACCGTTCTGGACTGACCCCGCTGAAGCTCGGCGTCTTTGGCAAAGGCTGTGGTATGCGAGACGGTCTGTGCGCCTAAACTTGGACGGTTCTTCCCGGAAACGTCTTCGTACTGCTGAAGAAACCCTGAGTAAACTGCAAACAAGGCTTGAGGGTTGCCGATGTCTAAAATGTCTATTTCACTCTCAGTGCCCACCATTGCACCGGGGAAGAGTTTAGGTTGTTCATCGTCCTTGTCGTATCTGGCGGCGGGTTGGGCATCGTAAGCACTCGCTTCCAGCAATCGGTTCAACGCATACACCGCCGAAGCCGCTACGGGACGCCCCTTCATCAACGGACTCGATCCATAAGGGGAGTCTATATGTTCTTTGTGATAAGGGAATTCAATATGAGAAGAGAAGGGGTATTTGTTCTTTCTGATTCGGATTATTCGGGCTTCTGACTTCTTATCGCTCATCCCGATAACTAAAGTAATAACGGCGTTAGGCAGGTAGAGGGAGCCGGTCGTCTTACGAGGCACTACCATGTCCCCTTCCCACTCCAGAAACTCTACGTCACCGTGGTCGTCCTCCTCCAGCCCTCTAACGGCGTTCTTTATCCAACCACCGTTAATCATGTCGTTTGTATCGGCATTGCCTTTCTGTGATGCTAATTGAACGTCCTTCAGCTTCATCTTTTTATGATAAATATGACCCGGAGAGACAATATGCCCCTCGTTCATCATAAAGACTTCTGAATTATCCAGAAAAACGTTCTTTATTGATCTGGGAACGAGAATAGGAATGTCCATTTCCTTTTTCATCACGCCTTTGGTGGAGTGAAGAAAGACACGTTTATTCGCTACGCGTGCTCTACCAATACCCATCCCATATTTAATCGATTCTCCAGTAATCAGCCCCAAATGGCCTCTGAAGTCGTACTGGTTGTGATAATGGTTTAAAAGCCCATAAACAAGTTTATTGGCATTATCCTGATTTAACTTGGTCGGGACATCGTTCTCATCACCAGTAATCAGGGATTGAAAATCCACTTTATCCAGCCACTCATCGGTGAGGGCGACGTGCGCTTCAAAGAAGGGACCGCTTCTCGGCAGAATCATTCTCATTACATCGGCGTCTGTGGCCTCCAATGTCTGAGACTGTAGAGGAAGTTCGGCCTCTGGTAGCCACGCTGTTGCTTCGTCAATTGTCCCGTTACGGCCTTTGATTACGGCAGATTCTGGTTCCATGCGAAGTTGACGATCAATCTCTTTTACCTGTAAGTCGAAATACTTCCGATCACCTTTACGGGTACGGTGCTGATCGACGATATACTCAGCCATGTGAGATTTATCATTCTGTGTGAGTCTAAGCATCTAATCGTCCAGTCTTGATCGACTTATCAATCCAGCTTTCAGCGTCTTTTATCGCTGTTTGTATGCGGGCTTCACGTTTGGCCTCGGCAGTCCATCCTTTGTCCAAGTCGTGCATGGCATCAAAGTCAATCCCGCGGCCTATATCCATGTCTTCGTGAGAGTCGGGTTTGGTAACGAACCATGCGACCTGCCAATAACCCAGAGGGCTTTCAGCGGCTGGGACTTTATCTTTAACCAAATCACTTTCAGCGATGAAAATATCCCTTCCTCTATGTTCTGTGACACCGTAAGGAATTAACCCATGCTCACGAACAAACATATCCAGTTCGTTTCTGGTTTTCGGTAAGCGTTTTTTGTTAAATCTCATTCCAGCCTCATTGAGAGAATTGAACGGGTTGGGGCATGTTGCTTCTGACTTGTTGAGCTGCGGGTTTTGGCCTTTCTCAACATCATCATGGCGTAGAAAACCGCTTTCAATGTGTCTTCTCTTCGCGTGACGATTTCAGCGATGTCGTTCTTGTCACGCTTGATATGGTAATTTCGTCGTTCTTCCAGATAATCACCACAGGTTTTGAATATTTTGAATCGTCCGGTTTCTTCACGTTCTTTAACCGTTTCGATGATATTCCAGACCCCTTGAGGCCCGCCCTTGTCGTTTGAATAACGAGCTGATTTTGAGAGCATGTTTACACCGAGATTTTTATAGTTCTTCTGGTATTCAACGCCCTTTGAGTCTCGTTTATGCCCATCGTGCGGCCATGCTACGGGAATCCAGTTAGACTTACCCTTTACTCTCTCAGCATGGTATGGGGCTAATCTATCGGCTTTACGGTAACAGTCGATCAGATAGACAATATCCGAATCTCGGTCATAGGCTAATTTCCCATACCCAAACGGATGACCAATACCAAAGTCGATTCCTTTAATCTGCGGCCAATGAGCGGGTATCTCAAACGGATCGACAGCTACATCGTCTTCAGGTGTTGTGAAGATTGCGCCCTCACCCATCATCGGCACACCCATCGTCCGGGCTTGTAACTGCCATGACGGATAGGACTGAGCCATACGATCACGCTCAACCTTTAACAAGTGTGGGGCATCGTCCCATGTCGCATGACCCAACCACACCCCATCGTGGGTTGCATCGTGGTAGTGCCTGACTAAGGTGGTTTGACCCAACAAGGGGGTGAACGTTACCAGCATCAGCCCGTGCGAGGTTAGAAGACGGGTTAGGGCTTCGAGGTATATCTTGAAGTCTTCCGGTTCCTCGTCCATCCAGACGACATCAGGTTGTGTGCCCTGCCATTTCCGCCAGCCCTGTTCATACGTTTTGAGGATACACGTTGAAATACCTCCAGAAACGTGACGGACCTTGAAGGCGTCAACAACGTCCGAGACACCGGCTTGGCGCATCTTAGGGCGTCCGACAATGTTCTCTCGCGGTATAAAACCTCGTCCGAGTTCATCTGCTGACGTACCTCCGATTAAAGCCTTTTGGATAATGTCTCTTGAGGTTTCGTTGGTCGGTGAACCCGTCCACAAAAGAACAGGCTTATCAAACCTTCGCCCTTCCCACCAGTCAGGGTATTCGCCGGTCATGTGTAGGGCGGCCTCGTAACCACCTGACTCTGAATTATGGTGACAAATTCCAGCGGCTAGATATTGGTGCCGATCTTCGACCTCCATATCATACAATGTATGTACGCCAATAGAGTTTACTGATATAATCTTGTTTCCACACACAGAAGGTATCTGATATGAAGAAGATCGACATTGACCTAAATGAGTTGCGTCAGTTAATTGACGATGATCTAAAAAACTCCGAAATTGCGGCCCATTTTGGGGTTCACTGGCGAACCATCCAGAACCGTATGAATAAGATGGGAATAAAGCGAAAAACCGGCCCAAAACGTGGTGAAAGGCATCCTGAATGGAAAGGAGGCCGAAAAATGATTGGGCTTTACTGGTACATTTATTCGCCAGATCATCCAAATTGCACAAAACAGAGGTACGTGGCTGAACATCGCTTGGTAATGGAGCAAACACTTGGACGTTATCTTGATCCGAAAGAAGTTGTCCACCACTTAGACGAGAATCCACAAAATAACGACCCCACCAACCTCGTAGTCTTCCGGTCAAATGGAGAACACCTCGTCGAACACCTGAAAGGAAATCTTCAACACGCACAACGCTGTCGGGAAGGTCGGCTAAAATCTCTCCGAAAGACACAAAACCTTGATCAGTCAGAATCAAATGACCTTTCGGACATTCAAACCACTGACCATCAGACATCGTAACCCGATAACATTCCTCAGCAGGCTTCCTTATCCAGCTTAGAACCCGTTTAGGTTCTTTGTCTGGGTAGGTTAAGACATCAACCTGCTTGCCGA